CATCATAGATATATTAAAGGTCTAGGTTCATTAACCGAAGACGAATACCATACTATTATTAACAAGCCGCAGTATGATACTGTTACTGTCGATGATGCATCGGTATTTCAAATGATGTTTGGTAAAGATTCAAGTTTAAGAAAGGAGTATATGTTCGCATGAATTTAGAAATGTTTACTGAAACGTTGTTGGGTAAAAACTATCCTATCTCACAGGTAGCTGCTAACGAATGGAAATCATTCGCAATGTACACTGTTGAGAGTCGAGCAATTCCTAATATGATTGATGGACTAAAACCTGTTCAAAGGTTCTACCTCTATTCATCATTGAAAAATAGTAAGAAGGAGTTCAAGAAGGTATCTGCAGTTTCTGGTATTATTTCTGACTATGGTTATAATCATGGTGAATCCTCCGCTGCTGGTGCAGGACAGTTAATGGCTGCTGAATGGAATAACAACATTTGCTTAATTGAAGGTCGAGGATCGTTTGGTACTCGATTGGTTCAGGAAGCAGGTGCTCCTCGTTATGTCTATTCGAGAGTCCATGACAATTTCAACAAATACATTAAAGATGTTGATCTGAGTCCAATGCATGAAGATCCTGAACACGAACCACCTGCGTTCTACCTTCCTATACTTCCTTTAGTGTTAGTCAATGGAACCAAAGGTATTGCTACAGGATTCGCTACTAACATCCTTCCACATAATCCAAAGGACTTAAAGAAGGCATGTTTACAGTATTTAGATAAAGGCAAAATAACCACAAAGCCTAAAGTTATGTTTCCTGAGTTTCAAGGAACTGTTGAACAATCCAAAGAAGATCCTACTAAGTATATGGCTTACGGTACTTTTAAACGATCTGGTAAAACAGGCGTTACGATTACCGAGGTACCTTATGGATTTGACAGAGAAGGTTATGTTAAGGTACTTGATAAACTCGAAGAAGATGGAGATATCGTATCTTATGAAGACAAATGTAATAAGGAAGGATTCCGTTTCGAGGTCAAACTCAAACAGTCATCTGTTAAATGGACAGATATTAAACTTATTGATAAATTTAAACTCAAGAAGCCATTCGCTCAAAACCTAACAGTTATTGATTTTGATGGTAAACTTCGAGAATACATCGATGCTCGAGACCTTATTAAGGACTTTTGCGACTACCGCCTTGGTATTCTGCAGCAGAGAATTGATGCTCGTATCACTGAGTTTAATGAAGAGGTCCGTTGGCTTAATGTTAAAATGGAATTCATTCAAGCAAATATTGACAACCGTATCAAGTTCAAGGATAATTCCAAAGAACAGGTTGTGAATCAGATAATGCAAGAGACGTCGGCGCTGGGAGGTGACACAAACCGATTGCTCGCATTAAGTATCTTAAATTTAACAAAAGAAGAAATTGTTAATCTTATGAAACTAATTGAAGAATCCAAAAAGACATTAAGCTTTTGGCAATCAACTACACCACAAGAACAATTTAATACAGACCTGGAGAATGTATAATGGAAAGTAAAATAGCAACTGTAGAACTCGACACAAGCGCTTGGATAGACGAAGACGGTCTCGGAGTTTGTGTTTATGTCGGAGAAGGTTGTGAACCCGTCGTAGAAACAACATTTGACTTTGAAACATTAGTAGAGAACCACTTTGAAGGTTATACTATTAACGATAAGATCAGACCGATGGATTTTGCTGATGTTGAAGCAACAGTCATTAAATTAGAACAAATGGCAAAGTATGCTCGCAATATGCTTGAAGATTATACGACCGTAAATTTGTTCGAAGAGGAATAAATAATTGAATAAGATATGGAATATATGGAAATACTCCTTAGGTGGATTTTCCGACGACAAAACAGAACCATACGATAACTATGTTGCTATTGTGAGAACAGTTATTATTGGTGTAAACTTCTTAACGTGCTTTTTTATTATGAGCAATGTAGTTCACAATTGGTAGATCATGGAACAGAAAAATTTAAACTTAAACTTGTTAACTGAAGGATTACCTTTAACCGATGTCCAAACTTTATATCATGAGTTCTTTTATAGAAAAGATTATCAGTGGTGGCGTGACGTTCAGCCTGGCGATATTGTTGTCGATATTGGTGCTTGTGTTGGTTTCTTCGTTTGTCATGCTCTCGATCGTAATGCTGCTAGGATCATTGCTGTTGAACCTTCAAGACCTCATCTTAAAACGCTGATACGAAATATATCAGATTACTTTATAGATCATGGAAAGGTTCCTGTCTTACCTATTGAGGCTGGGATTGGTTCAACCGCAAATCATTTTGCGAATGTCTATTCAGAACATAAAGATTATAGGAAGATGTCATTCTTGGATCTTGTCGTTGATTACGATATACCACGCATTAACTATTTAAAGATTGATTGTGAAGGTGGTGAATACGGTATCTTTACAGAAATGAATATGCCTTATCTTTTAAATAACGTTGACCATATTGCTGTTGAATTTCATATGAACGCCTATCCAGGTTGTGTTCGTCAATGGCAAAAATTCAGAGACGGTCTATTAAGAAACTTTAATGTAGATCAGGTACGATTCCTTGAACATGAAGATAGACAAAAAGCTTATGACGATGAGTTCTTAGCGGCAGGAGACTTTAGTAAATGGAGTTCCTTTATGCTGTTTATTACCAATTCCTAATATACATCATAAACGTATAAGGAAGCTTTTCTTTCCAATCGTCTGCCCATAACCATTCATGCATATTCTCATCTTTGAATAATAGCTTGTCCTTAACTTCTTTTAAGAACGAATCTCTCCACCTTTCAAATACTTTATGAGAATTATATCGGTTACCTAATACAACTCTTATTGCTGTAAATTTAACGTGACTATTAAATAACCATAACATTTCTTTAGACAGTATATTATATTCTGCACCCCATGTATCAACTCTTAAGTAATCTATAATAGGAACTTCAAACCCGCTAATGAGTTCGTGTAGATTTAATACTTGCGGTTCAGGTTCTGCACGGTATGATGGATTCTGATACATACTTGAAGAATCAATATCCTTTCCCATTGTAGCACATATAGGATATATACGACTATAAGGTGGGATATCAATCATATGATCTGAAACATTGCTTATCGCTGCACGTAGGATTCTACGATTAGGTTCTATCATATAGACCTTACTTGCACCAGCATCCAATGCTTTCTTGGCAAACATTCCATTTCCTGTACCAATATCTAATACTACGTCAGACGGTTGTATTTCATACCACCAATCGTAATCATATTGCTTGTAGATCTGATGCCACATTGTGCCGATTTCTTCCGGTGTCATACCGGCATAATCAAATTCTTGATTCATTTCCATAACTAATTCCAAAGAGATAAATAAATACTATAAACCATTACAGTTATTTATAGGATTTGAGATGGCAGAAATTATTAACAACTACTTATCACCTTCGAACTTTACGATTAGTATTCAGCGCATACCTAATATTGAGTTCTTTGTTCAGAGCCTGACACTCCCAAGTTTAACGGCAACGCCTACTTCTCGTGAAACTCCTCTGACGACTATGTTTGAAATAAATGATAAGTTACAATACAGCGATTTAGAAATGTCGTTCATTCTCGATGAGAACATGAATAACTATAAAGAAATACTTGAATGGTTAGAAGGTATTAGTGGATCACAATCTCCTAACGATACTAAATCATTAAGTCTTTCAAAATATGGATTTAAATCTGATATCATCGCAACGATTACAAACTCGCATAAAAATCCAAACGTTAAGTTTACTTTCAGAGACTGTTTCCCAACAGCTTTAGGATCGGTTGAACTTAATGTGAATACTCAAGACGTTGCCTACGCTACTTGTAACGTCACAATGCGTTACGATATTTTTACAATGGAACAACTATAAGGGAAAACTATATTATGAATTACGATTTTATTGAAGTAGGAACTTCGGACTTTGAAACCCACATCCAAAACGCAACCGACGATCATGTTGGTTTATCTATTGAACCAATACAATACTATTTAGATCGCCTTCCAAACAAAAAGAACGTCAAGAAATTAAATTGTGCCGTTTCTTTTGATGGGATAGCGAGTCGAGATAAAGTATATTATGTACCTCATGATACTATCGTACGACACGGTCTTCCACATTGGATCCGTGGTTGTAATTCAATTGGTGATTATCACTATCAACACAAAACAAGAAATCTTCAAGAGTATGTTGAAACAATAGACATCGATATGGTTCCGCTTGGTGATATTCTTGAGCAGCATAATGTTGAACGACTTAAAACATTAAAGTTAGATACCGAAGGTGGTGATTCTTTTATCCTACAATCGTTCGTTCCTGTTCTTGAAAATAGACCAAAAGAATATTGGCCGCAGACGATTGAGTTTGAAACTAACATTCTAACACCAGCAGAAATGGTAAATGAAACAATTGATATGTATGTCGAGCTAGGTTATAGAATTCTTCATCGTGGTGTAGGAGAACAAAATACTATATTGGCTATTGACATTTAGTCTATTATTTGTTATAATAACAATTAATTTTCTAATTACTTTGAGATAGAATATGGACACAAATGATATATCGACCATCTGGGCTGGTGATTCGCCAATTGACGAAACAAACCTCGTAGGTGAATCGAAAAGAATACCGCTACTTCACAGCAAGTACTATAACATGTACTATAAAGAAGTATTGCGAGTCAAAAAGCTAAAGGCAGAATATAAAGAATTGGAAATGGACAAGCGTAATTATTACGATGGTTCTATGGCTGAAGAAGATCTGCGAGAGAAAGGATGGAAACCATTTCGTTTAAAAGTAATTCGTAACGATTTGGACAAATACATTCAAGCAGACAAAGAGGTTATCAAACTTAGTCTTACAATTGACTTTCATACTGCAAATGCAAACTACCTCGAAGATATAATTAAAACAATACACAGTAGGAACTTCATTGTCAAGAATATGATTGACATACTCAAGTTTCAATCTGGAGAATATTAATGGATTGGTTAACAAAGTTTTGGAGAAAGCCTGAAGTTCAGCAACAGGAAACTCTTGTCATAGACATGATGAAGGACGATGTTGACCCTGAAGAACTAACAATTGAAAACGCATATAAGAC